CTGGAGTAGCTGTGCAGTCATACACTATGCACTCGTAGGTAGTACTGAGAAGCACACCCTTTCGTTCTATTCCGGGCACAGGAACTGGACCTGCCACACGGCGAAGAGCCGTGTGCATCGATGCACTTTTATAGCTGTCAAGACAGCGGTGCATTGCGTTATACAAAGGCGCGAATGATAGAAATGAATCCTTAGTCAAAGCTCCAACATGGCTGTCCGCATTGCTGCGCCATTCCATGTAGACTGTAAATTGTACAGTCATTCGATCTCTGCCTCTTTTTTCGTTTACGATATCCGTCACGTTACCGGAGACAAAGAAGGCTAATGGAGCATACGCATATTCATCACCTTCAAAGAAAGGCTGTTCCCACCACCAGTCTAGGTGCATGGTGTTCATCTGGTGCATTGGCCCAAGTACGATGTCATTAGCCATTGCGCTTAGTATCTCTTCGGTTACCTGCCAGAGCGTGGTGCCGTTTGGTTGCTCGATGATGTTTACTGCCATTTTTTGACTGTTTTTTCGATTTCATTTTTGATCCACTCATTCGCTTGACGCATCACCTCTGATGATGGACCAACGAATTGTCTGCGTGGAATTCGCGTGTTTACTTTTCTTGTATGTGCCTTGACCTTCGCTTCAGGCACAGCGATTCTTTTCCTTCCTCTTCCTCTACTTCGCGTGTGTGCTTTGCGTGTATGGGCTGGCACACTTTGCGTAGTGTTTATCACTCCTCCTTCATTATGAATCTTGCTGTAGGGCATATTAGTGCCTATCTTCACGTAACCTAGACCTGAGTCTAGAATACGAATACTTCTTCTTAGCGCTCCGCTTTTGATCAAGATTGCTCGACGCCTTCCTTTTTCTTTTCCAGCCCTTTTCTGCCACGGTAAAACAACGCGTCCCGGTGTCCAGCCTTGATTGGTAAAGTTGCGCTGCATGTGCCTGACGGCAATTGCGCCAACATGCTTTCCGGCCTTTAGATAGAGCTGGTAGCTCTGCCTTCTAAGTTTCCCAAAATCCGGTGCTTTTCCCATTTCAAACAGTCATTAAAATGCCATTTCTCAAATCATTCACTTTATCATAGCTCACAAAATCGATCGAAGTCACAACGCCCTTTTTATTGGATTCTAAAACAATGACTCCGTTCTTGTACTGGCGCAGGTAGCGACTTCGCGATTTGCTTCTTATCCAGTGCTCGTCGTAGCTCATAACAGCAACCGCGTAATGAGAATAAGAGCTTTTCTCGGCGACGCTTCTTGTAAGCTTCAGCTTATCACCCGTTGATGAAACGATTATAGCCGCATCCTCGACTTTAAATCTGCGTGGCGACATGAACACTCGCCACCAATCATCGAATGAGCTAATGCGCTCGAATACGTTTAAATCAGATTTTGATTTCAGAGGTTTTAAGCTGTAGTCCTTGTAGGTAATCTTATCGATAACAGCCCCGGTAGGATAAGTAATCGAGCTTGCTGCCTTAGCGGTGGAGTTAGACGCCTTCTTGAAGCGATCGAAATACGGATGAGAGTTATCAAAAGCAACACCGGACACTCCCGGGTTATTCCTGAATAGCTTTGGTATCTCCTTTAGGTCAACCGCTCCTTGGTTGGAATCAAATCCTTCCTCAGCGATGCATCTGCAATTCCAATCGAATGGTGGCCAGAAGCTATTCCAAATAGGATCATTCTTTGGCCGCGTAAAGCCTTCATACCTGCTGTGACTATCTCTCACGCGCTCATCACCAGCGGTGCGAATGGTGATGGACGTGAAGCTGCTGCCTTGGATATCATTCCACGATCTCGCCATCTGTGCATTGGCGAATGCGGTGTCATATTCAGTTTGCAGCCAGCGCTGGTTAAATTCCGTTGATGCCTTGGCAACCAGATCGCGAAATTCGCTAAAGCTCCTTCTGTTTCCATTGTCATCGAGTAGCAGCTTTGAAAATTCCGCAAGCTGCGTCATGTCTTTGGCAGCGCTGAATGCCGCAAGGTTAGTCTTTAAAAAACGAAGTGCGTAATAGTCCGGAGTATCATAATCAACAAACTGCGACTGCTTTCCGTAACCCTTGAAAAGCGAGTCCAGGAATGTTGATTGAATGACCTTCAGTAATTCCGCGTCAATCATCCCAGCGGATAAAATACCGTTGTAAATCAGGCGGGCAATGCGCTCAACAATTTCATCCAGTGCAGCAGCTCTTGGAAGTTGCCTGTGCTCATGACTTCCAGAACATTGATGCTCGCGCGCATAGTAAGCTGCGATCTCTACGCGCGCGCTTACTTTCCCAGCGGATCAGAATCACTGGATTGTTTCGGCCCTAAAATCGGGATCCCGGTCTTTTCGGAAATCTTCTCCCAGTCCAGCTCCGCGTGAGGTGCAATTTTGGGTATTGCGTCGATCATGTCTTTGGTGTCCATCTCTTCGAACTCGTCCCATTCAAATGTAAAGCCCTGCGTTTTGTAGCCAAACATCTGCCACTCATCTGAGAACTCGTTGATGAGGTTCTGGATAAAAGTCTTATCGTTCCAAAGGTGATACTCGCTCACTTCCATGAGTGCTTTGATGCCTCCGTAAGTTCCTGTTTGGTCTTTGGTGTTAATCACGGCGTTGGTGCCTAACACCATTCTCTCAATGCCCCGGTCACAAATGGCGAGGTGCTTATCGAAGTTATCGCTTGAGCTATTTTGCGCATTCAGCGACAGCAACTCCATCTTTTCATCACCCTGAAGCACTGCCCACTGATCACGACCAAATGACTCCATCATAGAGGCGAGTTGATCAAGTCGCTTTTTGTCCGTTGAACGCGTTACTACGCTTCGCGCTGGCATGCCGTACTTTTCGGTGAAGATTCCCCAGCTGCTATTGATAAGTGACTTCATAGCAACGAATGGCACTAGCTTCTCATAGATGCCCAAGTAATCCCATCTCCCAACCTCAAACACATAATTAGATGCTGGAGGGAGGTCATAGGGTTGCCCGCTAGTGTCGCTTTGATTCTTTGTTACGATTCTCTTATGAGGCTTGACGTGTCTGCGGTTAACAAGCTCGACCTTTTTGATGGCGCCTGTCTCATCCACTTCGATGACCTCAATGAGTGAGTGTCCCCAGAATCGAGACTCCAAAGCATACTGAAGAAAGTCGTAGAACCACATTTTTTGAAACGCTTTGGTGAGCTCTTCATTTTCGACGCCTTGAGCGTTTACCCATCTGAACTTTGATTGCTTTACCGGATTGATACGATTGCCCGCCGCCGTGATTACCATGTCATCATAATCAACGCGATCGTAAAGGTCATATAGTGGGAGCCTATTAGGGTCATCGGTCTTTGAGGCCAGCGCAATGGCCGATTGCCACTTGCGAAGATCGATTTCAATGATGCGTTTTGCAACGGGCTTGGTGTAGCCTGTTAAACCTTTGCTCAGGTCCTTGTCTTTGATCGCTGCTTGGACCAATAGTTCACCAGCGGTCATCTGCTTTATTACGAATTTCTTTAAGCCATCTAAAAGTGCCATCGGAATGAGTTTTATCGGTGATTGAATTTTAGCCGTTTTAAGGCATTATTTTTAGGTCGGTTGAGTGAATGTACCAGCGAAGGGGTTTTAAGCCATATTTAAAAGAGTTAAAAGGCAATTTAACGGGGTGTTCTAAAAATCCCCAAACTCAAAAGGACGCTTTGAGCCAAATCGGAGGTCATTGGAGCCTTTATCTGGAGCTCCAGTATCTGTGTCTGGCAGCAGTGGAAGATCGGGATGCTCCCTTCCATCCCTAATGTCATTCAGCCACGTTATGGTGTCGGTGTAGTCACCAGACACATTCTCAGGAATACTCCTTGAATTTTGTCTGCGGTGCAGCTTATAGATCATGATGTTGACTACCCACTGAATAACTCGCTCGTCTTTTGGTGCAGCAGTGCGAATTGCCTCCACATCATATCTTCCTCTGAGCTTGTCTAGCACAGTACTGAGCGATGTGCCTTCAATTCGATCGAGCTCCGCTTGTGATAGCCCAGCAACGAGGTTGTTATAGAACTCAGTCTTGATGACTGACTTCAGGTTATCGACTGTAATGAATGTAAACATTAGTACTTATATCTAGATTTATTCGTGCGTGGATAAACAGGTTCTTGCCAGTGGCTCTCTGCGCTGTAGCGTTCCAGAAGCTTTATGCAGCCTTCCAGCGCATCTGGCCAGTCAT